TGAAGTAATACTCGATGAAGCAAGAGTAGAATGTGGTATGAAAGGTAACTTAGAAAAGTTATCTAGAGAAATGCCCGGCATAGTTGAATACAGGTTTAATCAGTTACAAGAAATAGAAGCAATATTGGAACACCTTAATATTGAACTTCGTAAAAAACGATCCCATGTTTTTAGAAAATTCACAGAACATTATAATAAAGCATTAAGTTCAAGGGATGCTGAGAAATATGTTGACGGAGAGGACGAAATAGCCGACTTTCAACATTTAATAAATGAATTTGCATTATTACGAAATAGGTTTCATGGCCTTATAAAAGCACTTGATGCAAAGCAATTTCAAATAAACAACATTGTTAAATTGCGAGTAGCAGGTTTGGAGGATATCGGACTATGAGTAGTACAGAAGATTGGTGGTATTCAATTCGCCTACCTGAGTTAGAAGCAGAAGAAAAAATTAGAAAAGAGAAAGAAAATTCTAAGAATCTGGTAGAAATAGTAGAAGAAATGAAGAAAATGAGAGAGAAAAAGCCAAAAAATGAAAAAAAAGGTTGACCTTTGGGGCGTAAGGCCGTATAATAGTAGTATGATGAATAAGAAAATAAACATTAACCCAAAGCAAGGAAACGCTATGCAAGTCCAAGCAAAAATACACAACGGAGAATACGGTGGAAAACCAGTTGAAGGTTTAACTTTTCCGTTAGTAAAAGGATTTAATGTTGGTAAGAATGGTGGATTTATTACAGTAGATGGAGCCCATGTTCCGGGTTTTCCAGACCGTGAAATCCGCATTAAGCTCGTTAGCAAGAACGATTACGAAGTGGTTAACTCATTCCAAGCGCAAGTGGAAGAGAGTTCAAAGGAAGAAACAGTTAAGGCTCCGGTGATAGTTAAAGAAGAAAAGACCGATGAAGAGCGTATTAATGAAATTGCTGAACGTTTTGAGATTTTAGATGAAATGACACAGGGGTCCATTGATGGTGTTGTACGAGGAATGATTGTAACAGGACCTCCCGGAATTGGAAAAAGTTTTGGTGTTGAAAAAGTTATTGAAAAAAATAGCATGTTTGATAAACTTGCTGATAAGCCGGTGCGTTATGGAACTGAAAAAGGTGCCGCAAGTGCAATTGGTTTGTACCAGTTACTTTACAGGTACGCTGATCCAGGAAGCGTGTTGGTACTTGATGACTGTGATAGCATCCTTTGGGATGAAGTTAGTTTGAATTTGCTGAAGGCGGCACTTGATTCAAGTGCAAAACGGATGATTAGTTGGAATACAGAAAGTGCGGCACTCCGCAGAGAAGGTGTTCCGGAGAAATTTGAATTTTGTGGATCAGTAATTTTTATTACAAACTTAAAGTTTGATAATATTAAGAAAGGTAAACTGAGAGATCACTTAGAAGCAATCCTTTCAAGATGCCATTACTTGGACTTGACACTCGACACAATGCATGATAAATTGCTCCGTGTAAAACAAATTGTTAAAGCCGGAATGCTTGCAAAGTATAATTTTACTAAAGACGAAGAGCTAGGACTTATTATGTACATGGAAGAGAATAAAGATAAATTGCGTGAGATGAGCTTGAGGATGGTAAACAAGATTGCAGACCTTAAAAAGATGGCTCCAGAACGCTGGGAACGATTAGCAGAATCAACTTGTATGAAACGCAATTAATTATTATTAACACTTTAACTAAAAAGGAGTTCTTTGAACTCCTTTTTTTATGATTTTTTAATGCCTGAATGTACAATAGAAATTAAAGATGAAGTAAATGTTAAGATACATGATCTTGATTTACCAACAAGGCGCCAATTAGAAAAAAAGTTTAAATATTTTTTACCACATGCATTCCACGTACCTGCATATAAATTAGGACGCTGGGACGGATGTGTCTCTTTCTTTAGTATCGGAGGAGTTACTTATTTAAATTTCTTAGACGAAATTATACCTATACTAAACGAACGTCACATCATTAATGTCAAAGACAATCGTGAAAAACAAACATTCGATTTTATTGAAGTTACAGATACAATCCATAAGAAGCTAACTTGGCCAAAAGGACATACACACGAAGGACAAAGTATTGTACTTAGAGACTATCAAGTAGATATTATAAATCGATTCCTATCAGAACCCCAATGCCTACAGGAGATTGCTACAGGGGCTGGTAAAACGTTAATTACGGCTACTTTAAGTTACTCTGTAGAGTCATATGGGCGTACTATAGTGATAGTACCTAATAAAGATCTTGTTACGCAAACAGAAGATGATTATAAGAATTTAGGACTCGATGCTGGGGTATATTTTGGAGATAGAAAGGAATTTGGTAAAATCCATACAATATGCACCTGGCAGAGTCTTAATTCAATGGATAAACGATACAAGGATGGTGAAATTGATATCGGACTTAAAACATTTGTTGAAGGCGTAGTATGTGTTATGGTCGATGAAGTACATATGGCTAAAGCAGATGTACTCCGTAAATTGCTCACAGGGCCATTTGCCTCAATACCTATACGTTGGGGGCTTACTGGTACTATACCAAAAGAAGAATGGCAATTTGCTAGTTTAAAAGCATCATTAGGCAATGTAATAAACAAATTAAGTGCCTCAGATTTGCAAGAACAAGAAGTTTTAGCTAATTGCGAAATAAATATTATACAAACACAAGATATAGTTACATACCTAAACTACCAATCGGAACTTACTTACTTAACAACTAATGAAAATCGAATAGATTATCTTACAGGGTTGTTTAAAGATATTGCTAAAAATGGCAACACACTTATTTTAGTTGATCGAATTAAAGCAGGTAAAATGATTCAAGAAAAATTAGGCGACAAGAGCGTATTTATATCTGGATCGATTAAATCAGCAGACAGGCGAGAACAATACAACCAAGTACAAGACTCTAACAACAAAATCATTATTGCTACTTACGGGGTTGCAAGTATTGGCATTAATATTCCTAGGATATTTAATTTGGTTCTCGTCGAACCAGGAAAAAGTTTTATTAGAGTTATTCAATCAATCGGTAGAGGTATTAGAAGGGCCCAAGATAAAGACTTTGTAAGCGTGTGGGACATAACTTCCTCTGCAAAATTTAGTAAACGGCACTTAACCAAGCGTAAAAAGTTTTATGCTGAAGCGAAGTATCCTTATTCAGTGCAAAAAATTACAATATGAAAATTCTTACATTAGATGATACAAGTTATGATTTAGATACTATACCAGAAGAAATAGACGACATTAGATATTGTGTTGTTGATTATTCTGATCCTGAAAACGTAGATTACATTTATGTACCTTTAGTATTTTTAGAATCGTTTAACGCTCCTGCCGCAGTCATTGAAGTAGGCGGACATACTATTCAAATGCCATTAGATTGGAGTATTGTTATAGGTGAAAAAGACATAGGTGATTTAGAAGTTTTACCTATAATGAACTTTAATGATCGACATTTTAATGCATTTGTATACAATCCTACAAAGAGCATAATGGCAGAGTTTCTTCCAATAAAAATAGTTAATATCTATTCAGAAATGAAATGGTATTTTCCTAAATTAAAATATGGTCATATATTATCTGTACCATTAACAGATACTAAAAATCCTAATTGTATTTTTATTGTTAAAGAAATAAACAAAATACCTGAGGTATTAGATATTACACAATTGTGGTTATAAATTTACTGTTTTGTTACGGACAACAATGTGTCTACCTTTAAAAGCAGTAACATAATCCCATATAGGTCCTGGATTTACAGTAATATTAGGTGAAGTTTTAAAACCTGATCCGCCTGAAATAATTTCTACATCTCGTAAGTATCCATTTTCTAATTTTGTTTTTGTTTCTACTTTTCCGTGTGAAAATGATAATATAGGATCACAATATTTTATGCCGGGACGTTCAACTTTAATTTTATCTATTTTAAATGATAGATTAACTGTTATGTTACCACTACCAATATTTGTTGTTGGTATTATATTTTGTGTAGGAGGCAATAAACTATAATCTCCTGAACTAACGACATCAAATTCAGGAACAGTATTTTC